CCACTTACCGAAATCCATCTAGCCGGGGCGTAGTTGCCCCATCGTGCCAATGAATTGTCCGAAGTGCTGTAGCAACGATCTCCGGGTGAAGCACACGAACAACAAACTACCGAGCCAGGTGGTGCGTTATCGGCTGTGCAAAGCGTGCGGGTTCAAGTGGTTTACGGTCGAGACGCGGGTGCCGGACTACACGGTGGGCTGGGCCGCGTCGATGCAGTCGAAGCCGGTGCTGCGTGTGCCGGTGACGGTGACGCTGCAGCACGTCGAGGAGCCGGACATGCGGCAAATCCTGCGGGTGACCGGCGGCATGAACAAATGTGACAAGGCCGCTTGATTCGCCGCCACCGGTGGCGTATTGTGGCGAAGTCCACCCGACACCGACCCATGCTCACCGCCACAGCCCTGGTGATCTGGAAGCTGTTCCTGCCGCTGCTAGTGCTGGTCGCTCTGATCGACTGGCTGACCGCTTCCACCGATCGCCGTGTTCGCGTGCTGGCCCATGCCGGCCGCAGTCAGCGCCAGATCGCTGACTCGCTCCACATCACCCGCTACCGCGTCCGCAAGGCGCTCGCATCATGATCAACCGCATCGCCGCCGCTGTGCTCCTGCTGATGGTCTACGTGGCCGGTCTCGACACCGGCCGCACCGACGCCGTCAACGCGCACCACAACCACCCCGCCTGCCATCAAAACCTGAAGCCATGACCACCCCACGCCGCTTCTACTTCCAGATCCGCAGCGCCAACGTGATCGAGGCCATCACGGCGCACAGCCTGACCGAAGCGCAGCAGATCGCTGCCGAAACAGGCTGGCTGCCGTGGTGGTCCGAGATCGAATGGCTCAACCCGCAAACTGTGACCGACCCAGCGCTGCACCAATGAACACCTACCGCGTAATTCTTGAGACCGATCAGGTCGAGCTGTTGGCGCCGAACGCTGCCACCGCTGTTCTCAGCGCGATGGAGCTGTACCCAGACCAGCAGCTGCTGAACGTCGAGCTGGAGCCCGAATGGGCCGACGATGACCACCCATCACTGACCGCCGCTGAGCGGAACCCGAGCCTGCGATGACCGACCACATCCGCGCCAAGCTCGAAGCGCTGATCAGCGACTCGGGCATGTTCAACGCCGGCCAGCTTGAGGAGCGCCGCCGGTTGCAGTTGTTGATCACCGCCAGGATCGACGAACTGCGCGGTGCCGGTAGCGTGCCGCATGTCAGTGCCGTGTGCGCTGAACTGCTCAGAATCCGCCAAGCATTGGAACCATGCTGACCCGTGTCCGACTCGACCAGCAACGCGCCGAAATGCTCGATTCGTTGTATCAAGCCAGCGGCCGCACCTGCGGCACTTACACCGGCCTGTGGCAGGAGTTCTGCCAAGACATTGCCACCAACTTCAGGGACACCGATTACGCCGACCTGTTCGCTGCGTGCGTGCTGGCGATCGACCACACTGAGAGCCACCTGGCCGAGAAGCACGCGCAGCAGTGCATCGCTGTCTGCCGGCGGTTCTTGCTGAGGGAGAAGTGGTTGTGAACGTCGAACTGGTCCACTGCACACCGGCTGCTGAGCTGCTGATCGTCAAGATGGCGCGTGTCAGCAATCCGGCCAACGCCGACAACCTTGCGACGGCTCCCAAACTGTTGCGGTACCTGATCCGTCACGCGCACTGGTCGCCATTCGAGATGGCCAGCCTGTGCGTCAAGATCGACACCGAGCGCGACATCGCCGCTCAGATCCTGCGGCATCGGTCGTTCAGCTTCCAAGAGTTCAGCACCCGCTACGCCAAAACCTGCATCGCTGAGATTCCAGCGCTTAGGCGCCAGGACACGACCAACCGTCAAAACAGCATTGATGATTTGCCTGACAATGTCCGGGCCGAGATGGAGCGACGGATGTGTGTGCTGCTTGTTGACGCATATCAGTTGTATGACGACATGCTGCAAGACGGCGTAGCCAAGGAAACTGCCCGCCGGATCCTGCCGCTCTGTACGCCAACCACGCTTTACATGCACGGCACGTTGCGCAGCTGGCTGCATTATCTGCAGATTCGCTGTGCGCCGGAGACGCAGCTTGAGCACCGGCTGGTTGCTGAGGCCTGCCGCGAGATCTTTACCGAACAGTTCCCGATCATCGCCGAGGCCGCGTTTCATGTCTGATCCGATCAACCAACCCGACCACTACCGCCACGGCGAGATCGAGTGCATCGACGCCATCCAGGCCGCGCTGACACCGGAGGAGTTCCGGGGGTTCTGCAAGGGCAACGTGCTCAAGTACGTCTGGCGCGAGCAGCACAAAGACCCGGAATCGTTAAGGAAGGCGCAGTGGTATGTCGTCAGACTCCTTGGCACCATGGAGTCATGAAGCAGACACACCTGAACTGGCTCGAGCGGTGGGCGCTGCGGTTGCTGCACACAAGCCCGCGCGTCAGCCTGCTAATCCTGAAACCAGTTGACACGACGCTGATCAGCTGGTCGGCGCGGCCTGATGACGAGATCGCCACCGCCATCATTGATGACCTGCTGTGTTTGCCTGAGACCAGCGACGACGAGCCGGCGAGCATGATGCTTGAGCGGTTGTACCACGCGCCGAGTTACGGCGAACGCGAATGATCAGCTTGCACGCCGGCCGCCTGCTGCTGGTGTGCAGCTGCTCCTCTCGCAACTGGTGGGCCCATGTTGTGCTCGGCCCGCGGCCTGAGTTGCAGATCAAGGCCGACACCGGCACGGTCCACCTGCCTGATGCGTTGATCCGCGCGCAATCGGTCTACAAGATGGCACTGGCATCTATGCGGCCCGCTGATGCGCCGCGCATGTGTTGGGATTGTCTGCAGTGGGATATGCGCCGGCAGCGTTGCGATCTGGGGCTGCCAGAATCGAAGCGAAGCGGCGGCCGCTATGCGCCCCGGTGCGAGATGTTTCAACCATGTCGCGCGAATGGGTAACGGCCACGCGTGAACCGTGGTGCCCGCTGATCAAGCAATGCCTCGACGGCATCGACCGCCACAACAGTCTGTGGTTCGCGACAGGCGACGCGTGGCACCTGCATCGAGCTGAGTACCTGCGGCAGTATGTGGTCGAGTTGAAGGACTGGATCCATCGCCATGAGCGCGCCGGAAGTGCTGAGCCGTACTGATCGCGACGGCGGTTGGATCGAGACGTTGCAGCCCGAAGGTGGCGGCGAGCTGTACTACCGCAGCTGCGCGCACGGGATGTGCCGCTACTCGAGCGACCTGTGGCAGGCTGAGATGTATCTGGACCACCTGCTAGCCCGATGACGCTGCCCGAGATTGCCTACCTGGCCGTGATGTATTGGGTGATCTGCGTGCTGGTCATTCTGCTGCTGAGTCGGATCCTCCCGTGATCCATCGGGCCACGGCCCACTCGCCTAGCTCGGTGTAGAAGTCTTGCTGGCGATACCAATCAAGCCATGGCTTGTGGCCTTTGCGGCTGTTGCAGCTGAGGCAGCAGGCCACCAGGTTGGCGCGCACCGTCAGGCCGCCATGGACCTTGGGCACCACGTGGTCGAGCGTTGGTGAGCGGCCTAGGTCATCGCCGCAATAAGCACAGCGATAGGACCAAGCGAGTAGCACCTGATCGCGCGCCGATCGACGGGTGACCAGACGGGTTCCGTCAATGTGCGCCTTGTCCACTGAGATTCGGCGGCAGGGGCATTGCCTGAACCTCGAGGGTCAGGATGTCGTCGTCGTCGTGGATGTGCTCAGCGATCCGGCTGTAGACATCAGCCGGCAGGTCTTCGGGGTCAGCGTCAGAGCGGACCACGACGGTGGCGGAGACTTCAACGATGAAGGCCCGCATTGGATCGCCGCCGCTTGCCCCAACGGTAGCGGGCGCGACTGGATCGCCCGGTGTGTGACGGATTGTGAACGGGCCGCCCTGATCGCGCACTATGCGCTGCCTGTGGTGTATTGTTAGTTCATCAACGCACCGGACCGATGGCTCTCCCCACCCTCGCCAATCACGCCAACCACTTCCTAATCTCGGCCGATGGCACTGAGTTGGTTCGCTTTGTTAATGCCGGCAATCATCAAATGTGCATGACTCGCTACGCGATCGATGCCGGCGAATGGGAGCTTCAGGGCGGCGGCTATGGCTGGATTGGTCAGGTACGCAATCGCTACAAAGCACTGACCGCCAAGGGCTACCGCAAAGTGTCCTGATTCTCACCGGGGCCGCTCCGCCGGCCACGCCTCCCACCTATGACCTACATCCTCCACACCGGCCCGTGGCACATCGGGCCGTTCCCGACCCACATCGCGGCGCAGCACTTCGCTGAGAGCCACGGCATCGACGACTACCGCATGATTCCGCTTGATGATCCGGCCGAAGCGCCGGGCCGGATCGCGCGGTTCAATAGTCCCAGCGCGCCCTAGGCCGGCCCTTGCGGATGCCGAGATGTGTAAATCCCTTGGCAGCGCCGTAGCCGACGCTATAGGGCCACTCGCGATCAACCCATGCCTGAACCGCGTGGATGTCAGCCCCATGAACGAAGAAGTCCACGGCACCCACGCCGGGCGCGTCGTAGAGATGCTCGCTGCCTGAGGCTCCGCCCACCTGCCGGTTGACTGCTGGCGGCCTGAATCCAGATGTGATCACGATCGGCTTACCACCGAACGCACCCCGCACCCGCTCAAGGAACGCCGCCAGCTCGGCGGCCGTGCCGATCTGGTGCTGGTGGTCGAACCTGCGCGCTTCCTGATCCAGCGCAAACTCGCCTAGCCGTATGTGCGGCGTAATGTGCGCTGAGAACGGGCTGGCGGGCGTCAGCTTGGCCGGTTGCCGCTCTTGCTCAGGCAGGCCCCATAGGCGGCCCTCGGCCTCTCTGCGGCGCTTTAGGCCGGCCTCGACGTTGGTGCCAGGGTTGCGGTAGAGCAGCAGCGCCTCGGGCACCTTGGCCCACTCCTTCGCCTTCAGCCGCTTGCTGATGGTCTCAAACCCGGCGGTACCGTAGAAGCCCGAGCCAAGGTTGTAGGCGAACGAGATCAGCGCGCACTTCTGCTGGTCGCTCATCGCCACCCAGAACGGCACGGTCGCGCGCAGTTTCTCAGCAATGCGATCGACCTCACTGCGCAGCAGCATGTCGGCCTCGACCCGGTTGATCTTGTCACCCTTCTGCACCTTGCGGCCGTCGCTGTATCTGGTGGTGCCCCAGCCGATGGTCCACGGTTCGCCGCCGCTCAGTGGGTCGGGGTAAGCATCAAGGTGACAGCCCTCGAACTGCTGGATCAGCTGCAGCGCTGCGCCCAGGTCAGCCTGCTTGCCGTCTTGGCTCCATGTCTGAAACCACGCCTGATCTCTATTGAACAGATCCGGCGCAGCCTTTAACAGCTCAGCTTCCAATTCAACGATCGCCGCCATCTGATGCGGCAGCCCTTTCCAGTAGCGGAAGAGGTCGCTTGGTTTGATCGGTGCTTTAGCCACGCTTGGGGAACATCAGGCGCAGTGCCTGCAGCAGCAGTTGAATCCAGCTATTCGACTTGAGCGGGGTCAGCGCGATAACCTCGCTACCAGCGGCGAGGATGATGGCGATGACGGCGACGGTTTGCGCGTCCATGATCAGCGGTGTGGGCGTGCCTCAAGGGTAGCCACGCGCTGCTCGACGCCATTCAGCCGCTTGAAGGTCTCCTGTCGATCCGCGCGGATGTCGCCATGGAGCACCTCGAGCTGAGTGGCGATATGCTCGACGGCAGCGGTAAGCCTGATCACGGCATCTCGCGCTTCATCGTTGCGCTTGCTGAAGCCCATCGCACCCATCGCAGCCACGCTGATGGATGCCCCAGCAACAGCAGCGATCAGCTCGATCATGCACCTAGGTTAGCGCCCCTGCCCGCGGCGAGGTTTCTTGCCACGTCGCCGTGGTCGGCTGTTCTGGCCGTAGCCGATGCTGGTGGTTTTTGGTGGTCCCGGTTGGTGATCAATCCGGGCGGCGCCAGTCTTGGCTTTGACGGCCATCAGGAATCAGCAGGCTGCTCGGGCTCTTCTGCCACCGGCTGCGGCGCATAAGGATCAGCAGGCCACGCGGGGTAATCAGGCCCAGTGATGTAGGCAGCCAGCGCGTCGGTGTCGGCTGTGTCACGGATGGCTGTGACCTTGACGCCGGTAGCCAGCCGGATGTCCTCACGCCAAGTCTTCAGCACTGGGTCGGCGACCTTGCCGTTGTCAGCCTCGCGGATGATGATCCAGTCCGTAGGTGCCAGCAGGGTATTAGCGGTGGCGCGTGTCTGTGCCACCCACTGCTCAACCAGTTGTCCGTGGTCCTTGGGGATGCCTGTATCCCAATAGAAGCGCTGATCGACTGGAACGGGATCCGGCACCTCCGTGATACCAATCGCCTTGCGCTCCTGCGGGCTGCTCAGCCTGAGCCAGTTGGCGGGGTACTGAATGCCAGCGTGCTTAAAAGGCACGTCTGGGCTTAGGGGGCGACCGTCGAGGAGAAACATGGGTCTAGATCCGTTCTGGCAGTCTAGTTGGAATGACTACTGGGCTTCAAGCTCATCAGCAAAAGCGTAAAGCGTATGGGCTGAAGTGGGATGATCGAGTTGATCCGCAGCAGCTCGCAGGGTGGCGGCAATCTGGCGGCTACGGGTGGCGTAATAATTGCCAGCGTCTACCGGGCTATCCATAAACGCATCCAACACCTGTTGCGCGGCGGGGGAGAGGTCAGTCATCGTATTCACTGCCACAAAAGTCTTGTTCTCTAGTGGGGTCAGCGGGCGCGGGCGTAGTTGAAGGGCGATTCGGCAAAGGCGGCGTAGATGTAGGTGCCGTTATCGTTAATGT